TAATCTGATGTAACTTTCAGTCCTTTTTGAACCATGATAACGTTATCGCCATTTCTTGTCTCTACAGTTTCATAATGATGAACTTCATTTACTTTTTCATATGATCCATACTTGTCTAACAGATACTTGTCATACTCTAATTGTGACATGGGCCATTCTGTTTTGACATTAATTATATTGTTGGATGCTAAGACTAACCAATCTAAACTAGAGTCACTATAGAATTCAAAGGCAACATTATCAGGTCTCTTATTTCCAGAAACAATATACTTTGTAAATGTTGATAAGTCTTGAAAGATGTCTTCTCTAAGAGCACCTTTCTTAAAAAAATTTTTTACAGGAATATAGTCTGATATGTTTGCATCAGGAAGTCTGCTGACATACTCGAAGTTTGGAACTTTGTTAAAATAGTTTGACATTTTAGAAACCTATTTCTACTGATGGGCCAACGCTGTCTATCCCTCCAGGAACTGGTGGTCCTATTTCGGGGGCTAATTGATTTACAGTATCCTCGTCTTCATAATCATCGTTGAATATGGGTTCAAGTTCTTTCATCTCAAGAGTTATTTGATAAGAAACCATGTATCCATCTGGTAAGGTCGCATAATTATTCTCTGGAGTATAATCAGTCTTGAAAGACATCAAAGCACACTCTTTCATTTTTCCTATGAAAGGATGTTCGTCGAGTCCTTTAGCCAGATAGTGAACTTGAAATGTATGCGGAGCAAGTAAGAAAAGATTTCCGACACTCCTCCTTGGTGCCATTCCTTGTTTAAAGAATCTAATAATTTTGATGATCTCTGACGCTTCTTTTTTGCTACGGGCAGACATCTTAAATGTAAAAGTAAAAGGTCTCAGTGTTGGTTTATTAAACAGAAGTTCTAAGTTTGGGTTTAGAACGGCCCCATCAGTTCTCTTGAGCAATCCAGTCACACCAGCTGCTTTTCCACCATACAGTATTTTTAAAGCTCTTTTTATTTCTTCTGACGAATTTTTCAGTCTTCCAGTTAACCCTTCGATTGCTTGACCTACGGATTCACCACCCTCTATTCCACCGATTGCAAGTTTTGCTGCTTCTAGTTTAGCCAAATTCATGGAGTCTTCACCCCAATCACAACCATTTAGATCACTAATTCCACCTTGAATTGCTAGAGTTGCCGATCCAATTTTTCTTGAACCTCCATCTACTCCAATTCTTTCTCTCTCTCCAAAGCCAAAATTCTCTCCTGATCCTAAGTCTCTTGGTTCATATTTAAGCATGACAAACTGAATCACATCTTGTGCATCATTAATGGTTATTGGATATCTGTAGTCACCAAAAGCGTTTCTTGTCTTTTTATTTTCTTTGATGTCGAGTTTGTCAAGAACATCGGTTGCGATTGTTTCTGCATCGTCTTTTGGATCTGTCGTTGTCTTACCAGTCTTGAGTAATTCTTGCATCGATTGATTGCAACCTTCTGCAGTCGATCCTTCTACTGCTTCGCATCCAGCTCGGGCGGTCGTTAATGCTTGATTTTTTATTTCTTTTTGAACTTTATCACTTGCGAATATTTTTTGACCAGATTTATTAAGCACCGACTCAAAATCTTTTTCAGGTTTCCATTTTCCACCTGGTTCAATAGAAGCAACTGGCGAGTCTCCAGATATGCCAGAAAGGTTGCCGAGAATTTGTTTTTTATAAACTGTAGTTTTTCCGGTATTGGCATCAACAATAGTATAAAATTCCGCGTCTGATTGCCCTTCTATTCCTGGGAGCGAAAAATTATTTTTATCCCTATCCCCGTACAATCCCATTACACACCACTTTTTTATCTATTTAGCACGAACTTTCCATATGACAGGGATAGTAAATCATCAAGTTCATCTTGTTGAACGATATAAACTTGAGTTCCCAACTCTTCCCAAGTATATTGTCGATAGTCTTGGTGATGGAAGTTAATACCACGAAATCCCCACTGAAATAAATCAGTCACTGCAACTAGTGGGTGTTGGTCGTATTCAATATTAGGTGTCTTTGCGAAGTATTTGAAGGTACAGATGTTCCCTTCTTCAGGTATGGGTGTTACAGTGTCATTCAGTGCATACATTATCAAAGTCATTCTATCATCAACACTAGACTCAGATTGAATGTCTTGTCTTACTGGTTCGATACGGTTCATTTGATTCCGAGTTCGTCCTCTGTAATTACTTTGAATTCAATTCGTCTGTCTTCACAGAACTCAACTGCAGCTTTCCACTTTGCTTTATTGACTTCCCAGGTCTTACACTCATACAGATAAGATTTAGTCACTCTCTTTCTTTGTTTTGGTGGTTGTGTTTGTCTCTTTGGTTTCACTTCAACCACGTAGGTTTTAACGTGACCTGCGTTTTCTTTTACCTTGATAATGAAGTCAGGAAAATACTTATGCACTCTCCTATCAAGTGGTGAGATATATGGAATGAAAAATTCTTCACTACCCCACTCAAGAATATTATCATTTAAATCACAGTAACGACAAAACTTGCGCTCCCAACTACTACGACATATAATATTGTTGGGATTACCCTTATATTTCGTAGGAAACGAAGGTTTGTATTTACTTTTTATACTTTCTCCCATACATAGTATATAAAGTCAAAAACTATTTATAGATGGCTGGACGAGTAACAATAGATCAGTTCAAGTCTCAACTGGGAAGACCGTCTCTTACTTCTAAGTATTATGTAGAGATTCCTCTGCCTGCTGGTACGGCTGGTGGAAGTGATGCTGCATTTAGAAATTTTGCAAAGGCACAGGGATTTGATGTCACAACTGATATTCAGAGAAATATAAATCTATATTGCACAGAGGCATCTCTTCCTGGTTCAAGTCTTGCAACGCTTGAACAGACTAGTGATAGGACGGGTGTAACAGAAAGACATGCTCATCGTAGAGTCTTTGATGATAGAATTGATCTTACTTTTTATGTTGATGGGGATAACTATACAGTTATTAAGTATTTTGAAACCTGGATAGATTTTATTAGTGGATCTGGAACCACACAAGATTTTGTTTCGGCAAATAGAAATGAAAAATTAAATGAAAATTATTTTTATCGAATGAACTATCCAGATGAATATACTTGCTCTGGGTTTAAAGTTACAAAATTTGAAAGTGATAGTTTCAGAAACATTAATCCGACTGGTGGTAGTTTAGTTTATAATTTTGTGAAGGCATTTCCTATTTCAATTAACTCTATGCCTATTTCCTATGATGCATCTCAATTATTGAAATGCACGGTGTCTATGACGTACTTGAGATATGTTATTGAAAGAACCAAAGCACAAACACCACCTGCAGAGAAAACGCCACAACCAAAAGTACCAGAACCAAAACCAAAAGATGGTTCATCATCTGCTCAACAGTTCTTTAATGATAATAGAAGTAGTTTACTTAAAGATAAGAACGGAACTAACTTCCCGTTTGATGTAAACAAATTTGGTGGTGGTAAACCTCTAAACACAAATCTCAATTCAGATGTTGCCTAATAAATAATCATACTGAACTTCTATAGGATATTATGCCTTTACCAAAGATTGCTACACCAACTTATGAACTTGAGTTGCCATCAACAGGAGAATCAATTCAATACAGACCCTTCCTTGTAAAAGAAGAGAAGGTTCTTGTGATTGCTTTAGAAAGTGAGGATACAAAGCAAATCACAACAGCTATTAAGACAGTCATTAAAAACTGTATTAAAACAAAAGGTATCAAAGTAGATTCTCTTCCCACATTTGATATTGAATATTTGTTCTTGAATATTCGTGGCAAGTCTGTCGGTGAAGAGATTGAAGTCAATATTATTTGCCCTGATGATGAGGTGACTGAAGTTTCTGTGACGATTGATATTGATTCTATTAAAATTCAGAAGAGTGATGATCACACGAACAAAATTCAACTTGATGATGACATTATGATGGTAATGAAGTATCCATCGTTGGATCAGTTCATTAAGAACAACTTTGACTTTAATGAAAAGAATGTTATGGATCAATCATTTGATCTAATTGCATCTTGTATTGAATCTATCTGCACTGAGGAAGATGTATGGGCAACTGCAGACTGCACTAAGAAAGAGGTATCCGAATTCCTTGAGTCTATGAATTCATCTCAATTCAAGGGTGTGGAGAAGTTCTTTGAGACGATGCCTAAACTAGCACATACTGTCTCTGTTACTAATCCAAAGACTAAAGTTAAGAGTGACGTTGTACTTGAGGGATTAGCGTCTTTTTTCGCGTAGCCATGGTTCACATGAACCTTATGGCATATTTCCAACTGAACTTTTCGTTGATGCAGTTCCATAAATATTCACTAACAGAGATTGAAAACATGATCCCTTGGGAACGTGATGTTTATGTTAACATGTTACAGAATCATCTTGAAGAAGAGAAGTTAAAAGCACAGCACCGAAATGGCATCTAGGACTACTACCGATCCAATAGAAATACTCTTAGAGATGGGTGTAGACCTAGATAATCTCTCCGAGGAAGAGGATTATCTTAGTGCGCTGAAAGAAGCAATTGCAACTATTCAGTTTCAAACTAAGGGTGGAGGTGATGAACGCTCTGCAATATTATCGCAAGAAGTAATAAGAGTAAGAAAGCAAAGAAAGGCAGCAGACTCTAAGTTTAAAGCAAGAAAGACAAAGATATCCGCAGGTTCATTAAAAAAAGGATCTGCTACAGGGACTAATGTTGCACCAAAGGCATTACCTGGTAGTGCAATAGTTTCTTATCAAAAACCTGAAGCAGAAGAAAAGAAAGAAGAGAAAAAGAAAGGTAGTTCTAAAAATCTTATATTAGAGATTTCTGAAACTGTTACAAGAATTGCTGATATCTTAAAGGATCAGTATAAACTTAAAAGAGATACTGCAACCTTTGATAGAAAGAAAACAGAGAGAGAAAAAAGAGATCTTCAAAAGAAAAATTTAGCAAAAAGATTTGAAGGTCTTAAAAAAGTAGCACAAAAAATAATTGCACCTGTCAAAGGAATCTTTGATAGGATAATGGGATTCTTATTCAATATTATATTAGGAAAATTTCTAATAAAATTAGTTGAATGGTTCTCTAATCCAGATAATCAAAGCAAAATTAAATCTATTATTAGATTCCTCACTGATAATTGGCCAAAATTACTATCAGCATACATCGTTTTTGGAACAGGACTTGGTAAGTTCTCTAGGTTCCTTGTTAAAATTCTTGCAAGAGGTGCTGTTCGATTAGCAGCAGCAACAACAGGATTACTAGCTCGACTCTTTGGTTCGAGAGCGTTAGGAAAGTTCTCACGATTTTTTGGCAAAAGAGGAAGACTTATTGCTGGTGGTATCGAAGCAGTTACCACTATCGTTGCTTTTAAAGCATTAGAGGATGCCTTTACAAAAGGTGTAGCA